TTTTTGTTGTGATCTTAAACTATTTTGTAGTTCGTCTGTGCCTCTGTCTTTTTTAAGAATAAGTCTGCTTTCTGGGTTATTCACAAACTTTTCTACATAAGAAGCATATTTTGATGCAGTAGAAGAACCTGTCATGATATCAGTTCTGTCCATATCACCATCATCTGATGCATCATCTGCTGGTTTTAATTCATTAATTGGTAAAAATCTAAATGCGTCTACAATCGAATCATCAAAAGTTTCTTTTGTGAATAATTTTTTGAGTTCACTTAGATCTTCTTCACTTATGTTAGCATTCTGTATTTTTACTTCTTCGGCAGCTGATTCATATGTTGTAGATTTTTGCAATCTATGTAAAGTTTTTTTTGCTTCTGCTATCTTTTTTTGTGCGGCATCAATATAAGGTTGCGTGTTTTCATCTAACAGTCCTTTTGATACTGCATACTTGGTGAAGTTTCTTAACTGTGCAATTTCATGCACTTTTGTGATTATGGATTCGCCTATTGCATCATATGGATTGCCACCTTTTGCCACATGCATCTGCATGGCTCTAGCACCTTGTAGATAGTTGTACGGAAAACGGAATCTTTCACCTACTGCATTTTCAATGAATATAACATCAATATTCCTCGATCTTGCACCAGGCACTGTTTCGTCTACTTGTTTAGAGTGACGTATGATCATTTTAGTCTTGTCTAGTTTGTTGTAAGATGTTTTAGATGTTCCGTGCATGTTGTTTTCCTGTACTGTATTTACTTGAGACATGAATTCAAAGTCACCTTGTTCCAAGTCTAATTTTTCCACATCCTGTGGCTTAAATCCTAAGTTGTGTGTTACTGCAAATTCTCTCATGGTCTTTGCAAATTTATACCAGTTTTGTTCTTGCTCTTCTTCTAGTGAGTTGGTTAAATCTTTGTTGTAAACAAGTCTTAAAGTTTCTTCGTCTAGTGCAATACTGACTGCATTGTTGTTCCAAGAAAACTTAAAAAATCTGGCACTTTGTGGGTCGATTGTGGTTTGTGCTGTTTCGTCACCCAACGTTAGTTCGCTGTAACGACTCTTTAATTCGTCAAATAAGTCCTGTGCTACTGCGTTGAGATCCATGATTAATTATTATTCTCCTTGTAATTTGCTTATATTTATGACATTATAATAGGCATAGGCATTATTAGTTCTTCTGCGGAATCACGCAATCTTTCGAATAATTTTTGATCCCATGAACTAATTGTAGACGCCATACGCACTGCTAACAGTGTGCTCATGACAAGATCATCGTGCTCGCCTGGTTTGGCTTTAAAACTGTTGCCAGATGCTACAAAATTTTTCATTTCTGACACTAAATTTTTTGATTTTATAATCATACTGTCATTTTCAACCATCTGTTTAAACTTAGCACAAGCACTCATTTTAGAATTATGTGTGGTATTGTAACCTTTTCTGAATCTTCTCACATGTCCTTTTTTGACTGTTTCAGAAAGCAACTGTCCAGATATGTTTTCTTCTCCTATATCACTGATAGCAACTAATCCTGCTTCTCCTATTGTGTTATTTTCAATTGAGTAGTATATTTCAGGTTGTGCAATACCTTGCTGTTTAAGACTGTCGGAAACTTCTTCTATCATAGTTTTTAGTATTCTTACTTGCCCTTGAATTGGAGTATTGTTGTGTTGCCATTCTGCAACCTGTGTCATTGTTGGCAATTCATACACTTGTATTGCGGCAAAGTCTCCTCCTGTACCTAAAGAAGGGTCTAATGCAAAAATATATGCTTTGCCTTTTTGTACTTTTTTGTACCAACGCACATGTCCGTGTCTTTCTGTGGGTTCTACACCTTCTAGGTCAATTAATTTTGTTGCCTTGATCAGTGTTTCATCATAGATCAAAAATTCACAGTCGTGTTCACGTCTAAATCTTTCTTCACCAATTCTTGCACGTTCTTCTTTTGCCCATTGTTCTGTACGATCTGGATGTTCTCTCCATGAGGCACTAAATGCCGCAAATCCGTTTCTGCCTATGGGCAGTTCATTGCCATACTCATCTAATTTTTTGTTTGCTTCTTTCCAAATTAAAGCAAATTGATCTTCATCTGAGTTTGGTGTAGATGTAATAATACATTTACCACCAGTAGCCAGTGTGGGTGCTAACGAAGTCCAAAATTCACTTGCTTTTGAGGGTGGTTGCACAAATGCAAACTCATCACAGTATATTACAGACAATGACATACCTCTACCAGTATTTTCTGTTGTGGTGGTTGCTTTGATTCTTGATCCATTATCAAATTCTAATGTGTTTCTATTATAGGAATATGCACCAGCACGAATAAAATCAGGCAATGATTCATAGGTGAATCTTACTCTGTTCATTATATCTTGAGCGCCTGTAAACTTGTGTGCCGCAATCAGTATCTGCGAGTCTGGCACAAACATTGCATACCACACTAGATAAGCGGCGGCACATGTTGTTTTGCCTGTTTGTCTAGGCAACATCGCGATGGAAAATCTATTATTATGATATGTTGATACTAATCTAGACTGATAGTCAAACATTTCAAATGGCATTGATCCTTTGGTAGGGTGCTGTATCATGCAATACTTTTTCATAAAATATATTGGACCTGTTTTAGGATCCATACATCTATTAAGTTCAAGAATTTGATCTCCTGTAAACTTAACTTTAGAATGTGCTTTTTTGGTAAGATTACCCTGTAGACTCTGTGCCATACTGTTATTTAAGGTGTAATAATTTTAGTTGGAAGTCTTTGACCCGCCACTGAAATTGTCATTGGCATGCAATTTTGGAAAGTCTTTGTTTTTACTGGCATCACCTGGAATAGGTGATTTTTGATTATCTATAGGATGACTAACAATTTCGCCATTGCGTTCTTTGTCAACATCTTCGTTGCCAAATGCTCCTATTACTGGACTTGAGCGATCCTGCATTAATTCTTTGAACATACTCATGTTGTATTCATCACCAAATAATGTTCCTACTGCATCAGGTGCTTCTTTGAATTCATTGTCCTGTAATCTTGATTCATATTCGCCTTGGCCAGCTGGTAGCAGAGGCTCCTCTGTTGGATCAAAAGGATGTTTCACTTTTAAATGGTCTTGTGCAATACCAAACTCTTCTTTCAGTACATCTTCTAACACTTTAAATCCAATTGGGTAAGATGTTTCGATGTCATACATTGTAACTTCTTTGTTAACAATTCTTGGAAACTCATGTGGGTGTTCTTGTACAGGAGTTGATGCTACTTTTTTAAACTCAACTGTTTCGTATTTGGTCATAAATTCTTTTAATCTTGATTCGAAGTTTTCTGGTAATTCGCCAGCAATCTTAATTCTGTGTGCATATGTCTTAGACGATTCTGCAAGAAATTGTTTGTAAGTTTTCATCATTTTATTTATCGTCTTTGCTCGCCGCGAGTATTTGTTTTATAAGTTCATTACGATCTGCTACAACTGTGCCAGTACCACTAACTGCTTCATCTTCTGGCTTGTTTTGGTCTAATTTTAACTTTTTTAACTGTAATTCTATCATTTTTAACTTCTTATCCACTTTGAGATTCTTTGCATTTATTGCATTTGCCATCATAGATGATGCTACTTCCATTATTCTACCTGCAAGTCTTGGCTCAATGTTCATACCTAGATCCATTAAGTCTTTGTATGCTTGGTATGAGTCTTCTGAATACTTGTCTATTTCTTGGTCATCTGCTAAACCGTCAACTTGCGGTAGTGCTGTATCTATTTTGTCTAGTCCTAATTTTTGTTGTATTAAAACGTTTGCCTCTGAGTCGTCTTTGGTTGACTGGTCATGGTCCATTTTTTCTGATAGTGCTTTGGGTGTGTCTTCAGCAGTGTTGTCTAAATTAAAGATTTCTTCAAGTTTTTTTGTCATGCGTTTTATTTAAAGATATCGGACTCAGTGATGACACGAAAGCGAATGCCTTTATTTTTACACCATTTGTTAGCCGCTTCCCACTTTGCTCTGTTAACGACATAGGCCGCTTGGTTTTGTTTATTTTTTCCTAATGATTCAAACTTGGCTTGATTGTTAGGTTTTATTTCTATCAATTCTCCCTTTCTTGCGCCGGACTTATCTTGATACACTAGGAAAAAATCTGGAACATATATTGTGTTCCGGCCAGTTAAAGGATTTCTATAAGGAATTTGTATTGACTCAGATGCCCATTGCATTATTGATGGGTTGTTGTCACAGAAACGCATAAATGCCCACTCCCATGATGATCTATATCTTGGCGTTTTTTTCCCTGCATACTTTTCCGGGTTTTTGGGTTGGTATAATCCTTGTGCCCAGTTTGGCATTACGCTATGATATTTCTAAATACGTGATCCTGTGCATCTCTATCGTTCTTAAAACCTATTATAGAAGTTTTGTATCTATACGCATTTAGGATTTCAGCAACAAGTTGCGATAGATCGGGTGCCCCAGATTTGTTTAAAGTGTCTAAAACAGTAAAAACATTTGCTCCGTCTATTTTGGCCTGTTTCATTAAGACATATGCAATTGACTCCGCTGATTGTCTTTCATAATCTCTACTTAAAAAGAATCCAACGGCGGCATCATATTGTGCACCATCTAATTCCGTTCTATCTGCTTCAAGACCACTTAAAAATTCAATGATGCTTTGTGTGCCTTGTGCTTTTTTTACTGCTAAGTTTGAAAACGGTGTCTTTGCACCTGAAGAAGTTGGTGGTGTGTATGCCATTAGTATGAATATCCTGATGATGATGTGATACTACCAGATGATGTCAATTGATCGGTTTCAGCATCATTATTGTTTACAACTGTGGTGGCAGATTCTTGTAAAGGTGCTTCCACAAATTTGGTGTATTCGCTAGGAGAAACCTCGTACACATATTGATTGTTTTTAATTAATCCCGATAAAACTTTTCCTGCATTTATTAGATATTCATTTTGTTTAGATGCAGTTAATGTGCTCCATTCCGTGTCTACTTCATTTATATCTATACTTGCGTCTAATCGATAACTTACATTTTTTGTAAACTTTAATTTTGCATTGTAATTTTTATTAAGATATATTTCGGCCTGTTTAGGATTCAAAACAATCTTGCCTTGAGATATGCTTCCTACACTAGTATTAACTCTAACGTTTTTTTCTATCTGTTTATTTGTTGTTTGTTGTTGTTTTAAATTTAAAGGAAAAGAAACGCCAGGTTTTGATGTAGCACCTAAATTGTTGGTGCCTTTTTTAATTGCATCTTTAGCAATTCCGATAATTTCTTCACGAGCACCTCTAGTAGCCTTGCCTGATTTAATTTTTTGATATGTGTTTATAGCACTTAACCCTGCTCCTAAAAAATTGCCAGATTGAAGTAAACTGGCTGTGTTTGTAATGCCACCTAATGCACCAAATATGCCGTTACCTCCTGTTTGATTTGGAGAAGGTGTGTTATCATAATGAAAAGTTGCAAACCCTTGCGGATCACCACCAACCGAACCGTTACGCATTAGCACTCCTGAATAAGAAATAGAAAATGTATGTTCGTTTAATCCTTGCCCATCTGCTTGATCCATAGATCCATTTGACCAATCGTTTACTATAGGGTTCATCATTTTGTATTCTGTAAAAAGTCCTCTGCTTAGTTGGAAAACAGATATAGAATTAAAAAATCTCGAATTGTTCCCGGTGTCTAACCCATACCTCAGTGGTGGACTGACATTGTCATAACCAGCCATCATGTATCCAGTTTGACCAAGATTAGTGTCTACGATATAGTGTTGATAATAGGATTTCCAGAATGCTGTGGCCACATCACCCATGTCGTCGTGTAAAGTTATAGTTACTGGCAGGTATGTGATACCTGTTTGTACATAATTTTTGTAGTTGTATTGATTTTTAGGTTCAACATTAAAGTTATAAGAAGGCAAGTCGGTTCTTTTTACAATCATGCCCAATTCAATTTTTTCAGTACCGCTCACTGCTGACCCAGTGGCTGCTGGATTGATGTTAAACACCACATGATATAAAAATTTATTTTTTGGGGACAGTCTGAAAGAATCATCTAGATACAGTCTAGCCGCATGTTGATAATCTTTCATGGTGTCTCCACCGACTAATTGTTTTAGAAAGTTAGAACGCCAGTTTGCCATCTATAATATTTATTGTCATAAAAAAAGCGCCTATAAAAGACGCTTTTTTAAAGAATTTAAAGATTAAATTAAATACCGCCGCCAGTAGCCGCTGTAGATATTGTTCTTGCTACTGCTGAACCAATTCCTGTTCCTCTAGGAGTTTGGATTGCATTATCGTATCTAACTGACAATGTAATCTGTACAGGCTCTGATGTTGCATATGCAAGTGTACCATACTGAACGTTGTCTAAGTAACAACCATACAGTTCATATGTTTCTAATATAGTAGGAGTATTTGCTCCGTTACCACCATCAAGCATTTCAATTCTACTTGTAAATTTGTAGTCTTGTCCTGATGCCGCTGATGACTGTTCAAAGAAATCAAATTGTTTCTGTAATTGTTCACCAACAAGTTTTGTAACTTCGTTGTTCACATCGTCTCTTACATTTATTGTGATAGGATCCCATGTGTGTTTACCAGCCATGTATACTCTTGAGTTATATGCATCAAGTGTAATTTGGTCAAAAGTAATATTTGGTCTTGTAACATCTACAACCTGTTTAGTAAGTTCAGATCTAGGAGTTGATATTCCAAAATTTTCAAGGATAATCCTAAACCTATATTGTAGTTTAGGCATTAAAAGGCCTTGTGAGGCAGATGATTGATCACTTGCCAATGGTACTGTAAATTTTGATAGTGTTGATACTGCCATTTGTTTCTCCTAGTATGAATATTTACTATTCATTTATTTTTTGCTTCACTTAAACCTTTAAAGGCCTAGTGCAGCTATCTCTCCTGTATTCTTAAGTCTAATAGGAATGAATATAAACTCAACTGCTTTAACAGGCTCTATAGCCACGTCTACATACAGTTCGTTCCTGTCTATTCTTCCTGGTGTGTTGTTTGATTCATCACAAACCACAGCAAAGTCAAATAGTGCTCTTTGTGCTGTTAGTTCTAACAAGAATGATTCAATTGATTGTCTAATTTCATTTCTTGTGAGTACATCGTTTGGCTCAAAGATAAACGGTCTTGCAATCTTATCTAGTTGTAGTCTTACAAATGCAACTAGTCTTGCAACGTTTATTCTATCCAGTGCTGATGGTGTTAGTT